CAACAGTTGTCGTTTGGCGGCGTGAGAAGGGTCAGTTATTGCTCACGTTGCAAGAAACCATTGAGCAACCCCAAGTCTGTGGATGCAGGCATGGGTCCTATTTGCAGAGGTCATAGAAGAGGAGATTCCATGAACGACGATATTGCCAAACGTGATGAATTTAGTGATGAGAACGATTTTTCAATTCCCCTCAATGAGATGCTTATGATGCGACGTAAGTTTCAAGATGAGGAAGTAGTGGGCGGAGTGATCACGAATGTTCCCCATCTTGTCGTTCAGCATTCCCCTTCGGGATTTGAGTGGGGATATGGCGGATCAGGTCCTGCGGATCTCGCGCTGAATGTATGCCAATGGTATTTGATTCACATAGGCTACCGAGGCGAGAAGTCACAATGTTACGATGGAAATTGTTTTTCTCTAGCCTTCGTTCTGCACCAGCGCTTCAAATCGGAATTTATTGCCACTGCTCCGCGAGAGGGGATCACAATTCCAATCGAGAGAATTGCAGAGTGGTTCGATGAGCATGTTACCGATGAATTGAAAAGCATGTATGCGGTGATAGAAGAAGAGCTTGAGTAATGAATGGCTCGACGCACAGCGCAGTTGAAGGTCGAGTTGAAAGTGGAATATATCCAGGTTCCAGAAGACAGACTGGGAGATTGGCACGCGGGAATCTCCCAGTTGTTGCAATTATTGTACGAGGAAAGAAACATTTACGAAACAGTGGTGCCAAATGAGCGAATGGATATTGATTGCATTAGTCATAATCACCGAAGCATTCCTGCATTACTTTCCCTGGATGAAGTTACTCAAGGGTAAGGTTTTGCCAAGATTACTGGCTTATGTCTTCGGAGTGCTTGGTTTGATGATCCCATTTACAGTGTGGTTATTCGAGCATGGCGAAGTTTTGGTAGCGACCACTTTATGGAAGGTCATTGTTGCAGGTGGGTTGATGGTCACTGCATTGTATGGTCTCGATCATTATCTCGAACTGACATGGAAAGACATGGAAGCAACTGAACGGGAGAATCGGGATGCCAAGACGTAAGGGCATGAATGGTTCTTTTAGTAAGGTGCGCTCCGATTTGGAAGCTGTGCTTGGCGCATTGGCTGATCATGGAGAGTGCAGTCCACGTGTGGAAATTCGCATCAGGCAAGCAATGAGACGTGCAGGACTGGGGTCGCTGTTGGACCCAGCACTGGATGATCTTGCACGAATGGTCAAGGATGTGGATGATGCCAAGTCACAGCTCGCATCCGCATTGCAGAGGCTGGCGAAGTGATGATGCGGCGTTTGGTTCTTAATGCAGTAGTAGGAAGAATCGCAAACTTCCCTTTTGGGGGCGTTGTGCTGGGTTCTTGTGTGCTGTGTAGAAAAGCGTTTTCCTCATTGAAAAAGGATGCGACATAACGTGGGGTTATGTCGCATTGCAGGCAGGGGCAAGGGTGGGGGTAGGTTTCAAGTTTTAGGTAGGGGGGTGGGGCTTGGCAAGTGGCTCGAAAATTCTCAGCAGGTTTGGAGAAACGGGCTGTGCAAGTTTCGGAAAGTTGCTGAAGGACGATGCTAGTTGGTGTAAGTTGCTGAAATTTTGAAAGGAATCGGACGGGCAAATGAGCATGGCTGACAACATCTTTGGAGAGATCAAGAAGCGCGTCGATTTGGTGGAGATCATCAAGGAGGATTACCCATTAGCGGGGAAGGGTAACCAATACCGTGGTGATCGGGAAGGCTTGCACAGCCTGGTTGTGATTCGCAGTCGTCAATCTGGCGAGTGGTACTACTACTGGAATCAAAAAGGTCAGGGCGGCGATGTTTTCAACTATCTCAAGAACGAACGTGGGATGGATATGAAAACAGCCCTGGAGTTTGCCGCCAAAAAGGCGGGTGTCACGTTGCCTGAGTGGACGCATCGTGACACGAAGACCTGGTTGCGCCATCAGGCAACGGAGGATTTGCTTTCTGTGGCAACAAAAATTTTCAACAGGTGGATGCAATCGAGCCAGGGAGCAATGGGTTACGCGCGGGCGCGAGGCTGGACCGACGAGACCATTCAGAATGCCAGGCTTGGATTTAGCGGACTAGCTACTACTTCTGAATTCAAAGAGATGCGCGAAACGTTTGTGGCGAACAACATTGACCCTGAAAGCCCTGCGGCTGTTGCTATTTTGGGTTTCAAAGGCGATGTGGCAAAGCTGAAGGATAAATGGGAGCGTGAATTGGAAGTCACGGACGCGATCAGCAACGATGATATTCAGAATGGATACATCCCAGGCTTTATGGGAAAGTCAAGGTTGATCTACCCGCATTTGTATTTCCAAAAAGTAACCTACATGAGCTCGCGGAATTTGGTGAAGACTGAAGACGGAAAACTGGTCAGCGATCCGGGCAAGAACAAATCTTATAACCCGAGACGCGAATTGATGGGAGAGAGACAACCTTATTTTGGCTGGAATTATAGAACCGATTCGCCTCATGTTGTGATCGTTGAAGGACCGGCAGATGTGATCACACTTGCACAATGGGGCTTCAACGGGTTTGGTCAAATCGGGACGTATCTGGATGACTATTGGGCAGAAGAATTGCGCAAACAACATGCGACCATCTACCATGCCACAGATAGTGACGGGGCAGGCAGGAAAGCCGCCATTGGCGAGCACCATGATTACCCGATTGCGAGTCAATTGGGAGCGATGACGCAGATCGTGAATTGGGCGTTGAAGGATGTAAACGATATCCGCCAGTGGTGCGTGCGTCGAGAGGTCGCTGAAGAGAAGCAAGTGGAGTTGATCAGGCGGCGGATCAATAAATCGATGACGGTGGCAGAAATGGCGGCGAGAGACGCGGCACTCCGTCAGAAAGATAAGGGCTTATCGGTCGAGGAAAAGAACGGGGCAATGATGCGCGCGTATGACATCATCGCTCAGATCAAGAGGGATAAGAAATTGTCGTCTGAGTTAATCGCGATTTTCCTGCGCTCATTCGGAACAAACATGAGCCAGTTCAACAAGAATTTGAAGCTGGCATTGGGTGAGCGATCGGACGATGTGACAGATGATAGTAAACCGCTCGATGTAAAGCGCATTTTTGGAGGCTGGTTCCCTGGTGAGGAGGGAAGTAATAAAGGCTGGCTGGTGGATTATTTATGGGATGCAAAAATGTCGAAGGCTACATTTGCTTATCGAGATCCTGAAGGGAGAATTGGTAAAGCCACGCATTTGGATATTAAAGGCATTCGGTATTTTCCGCGTGTGGACGCGAACATTCAGAGCGGCGCTGTGTTGTTTGCTTCGGATCTGGGTGGCGAGAAACCAACCAGAGAATTACTTGCATGGAACGATCTTTATATGAAGCGATCCTTCCTGCTGGATAACCCTTTGGACTATAAGTTGTGCTCTTATTACGCCCAATTCACATGGCTGTATGATTGCTTTGATGAGCTGGCTTATTTGCGTGCGCAAGGGGAATACGATTCGGGAAAGAGCGCCATCGTTTTGCGAATGGGCGAGGTATGTTACCGATTGACAAAATCATCCGGCGCAGGGAGCGCGGCTTCGTTCAAGCACATGCAACACATGTATCGCGGGACGATGTTCTTTGACGAGATCAAAGACAACATGGACGAATTCGATGATCGGGTAGTGATGCTTAACATTGGAGCCATGAGAAAGCAAGCCTGGGTGCCCATGATGACATCCTTCAAGAACCCGGACGGCAGTGTGGAATTTGAGGTGGTGAATTTCTATGTGTATGGACCCAAGACGGGAACGATGTACGGGAAATTTCCGCAGGATGCGACCGAGAGCCGATTCCTGACCATCAAAACGATCAAGCATGAGCTTTCAGAGTTGATCGAGAAGAAAATTCCGAGGCGGTGGAGCGTTGAGATGGAAGCGCAGGCGTTATTTAAGCGGAACCTAGATATGACATGGCGATTGAAGAACTGGCAACCCACACTGCAACCGCCCGATTATCTTGAGGACCCGAGGGTTTCCACACGTGTGAACCAGGTCACTGTTCCCATCAAATATATTCTGACGATGAACCCAACCAAAGACCAACAGACCGAAAAGGCTTTGGAGGAGATCAACCTGGTTGTGAAGAATCTATATGAAGAACAGAAGTTTGAGCGGGCGCAAAAAACAGAGGCGCGCATCATTGAAGCCATTGACGCCTGTTTGCGGGACCCGGCTTTTACCATTCTGGGCTTTGTGCATGATACGGAACTGGCTACATGGGGGACCGCCAAATATATTCGCTATTCAGATCTCACCAAGGTTGTGAACTTCATCATGGATGAGATGAATTTGGGGACGGGAAAATCTCCAGCGAGCATCATCAAATCAGGCGACGAGGGCGAAGAGGACGGTGAACAACAAGTTAAAAGGAAAGGCAAAAAGAAATTTGCGGCGAGTGGCGTGACCGCTTCCACGATCGGAAGGAAGTGTCGTGAGATGAGGATACCGGTGCACAAGATGGGGCGGGGGTTTGTCGCCATTGTTCACAGCGGCGCGCAACCCGACATTGTTCAGGAGCGGTTTGAGTTGTTGAAGGTGCGTTATGGACTGGATGAATTGAAATCAAACGGACACGTTCCTGCTACTGCTTTGGATACCGTTGAAAGCACCCCAACTGGACCCTTGAACGATGCGGAACAGGAGACTTTGTTATGAAAAACACCATCAGGATGCACCGAATGCACCCCATGCACCTTTATCAAGTGCATAGGGGGGAGATAAATATTTTTCCTGCCTTGCGATCTGGGTTTTTGAAGGTGCATCCATGTGCATCGTTGCGATTTTGGTTATTTACATTCAAAAAACCAGTTGTTTTTAGTTATTTGGATGTATCAAATGCACATAGATGAACCTTTAGCGAACTTTAAGCGCGAAATTCAATTCGCCAGCCATTTTTCGGCTATTGAAATGAAGTTTCGCGACGGATGTTTTTTCATTCAGGTGCATTGGGTTCATTAAGAACGGAGGCTGATATGGATCGGACAGGATTTGGTTACATCATTCTGGCGTGCTTGCTAGTGGGGGGGTTGTTCGCTTTTTCGAGTTGGGATCAGACGCGAGCGGCGGCGGCGCAGACCGAGTTGGAGATTCGATTGGACCGTTCACCTGAGATCGTTCAGGCGACCGAGGAGTTGGGCATGACCGTGTTGTCGAAGGTGATCGCGGGAGTGATCGTCTCGCTGGCGATCACGATCGGGATCTTTGTTTATCAGCAGGCGCGAATCCGTGAGTTGATAAATGGAGGCGCTGAGAGATTCTGGCAGAGACGAACACAGCCACAAGTGCGCCAGGCGAACGCGAAGAAGCCGAGCCTGCAAGACATGATGTGGATGATGTGGACGACCATGAAAGGTGACAAGAAATGAAACTCATATTCAAACTCATATTCAAACTCATATTTTTCTTTCTATTACTTCTTGCAATCTCTGGATGTGTGAGTAGTGCACCGCTTGGAGCCCCTACGACAACACCAGAGCCATTGAACCCAGCAGTTGATTTCTTTGTGGAAGTGCAGAGGGCTGAGGCGACAAGCAGAGCGATCGAGGCGACGCAGATATGGATATGGGGTCAATTAACTGCGACTGCACAGGTGAAGGAGGCGAATGCCACACAGCAAGCCGCGGTAGCGACTCAACAGGCTTACAACATGCAGACGACCGCAACGCATGAAGCGTTCGTTGCGAATCAATTTGCAACACAGCGATCTTTTGAGGTGACGACCACGGCTCAGGCACAGGGAACGGCGACTGCGTTCCCGCAGACTGCGACAGCCCAGGCATTGCATCAGACGCAGACCCAGCAAGCGTGGCAAACGACTGCGACGATGGACGCGGCTTACGGCGCGGCACAGGCGACCGCGGCGATGGGAAATGCGGAGAGCGTGGTGCTGGCTGTTGAACGGGACAGAGCAACCAATATGACGCGTGCCTGGTTACCGTGGATGGCTTTTGCGGTGGTGATCGGGTTGATCACGTTGATGGGTATTCGATATTCGAAGGTGCGTGTGATTCAAAAGGATGCGTTTGGCGCTTCGCCTGTGTTGGTGATCGAATCTACAGCGATGGATATGGATAGTTCGACTTCGATGCGACTATTGGAAAATGGAAGCGTTGAGTTTCAACAGGGAAGCACTGAGATGACCGAGCGAAAACAGAAAGTTGATCTGGTGCGGGCTCTACCTGCTGGGAAACCAGAAGTGCCGCCAATCCTTCTGGACGGACCGCGCAGGCAACCGACTATTGAAATATTACCTGAAGGCGCGATGGACCGAACGTTATTGGATGAGGTCGAAGATGCAATCATCGAGGAGGACGTATGACCACAGGAATAGCCCGAGTGCGAGAGATCGCTCAGGCAGTTGAGCATGTGTTGGTGGATGAATTGAAGCTTCAGCCGCCGATGAAGTTCCAGGTGGTGAAGGATGGCAGTTTTATCCTGATGCTGGCTGTGATGGATGCGCGCAACCTGCGAGGTTCGATCCACAAATATGCCAATGACCACGTGGTCCATCAATTGAGCACCGCGGTTGGCGGTTTGCCTGTGGTGTTGAGCAACTCTAGCGGCTTGCGTTTTGCCATCTCGTTGACAGGAAGACCGAAGCTGACGCAGGTGGTGAACTTCCCTGTTGAGGATGTGAAAGGCAGTGAGATTCCGCTGGCGGTGAGCCTGCGCGGAAAGGTGCATTTGCATCCGTCGAAGATCATGAACATGTTGATCGGCGGGTCGCAGGAAAGCGGAAAGAGTATGGTTCTGCGATTGATCGCGCACGTGGTGCGGATGCAGGGTGCAAAGTTATATCTTGCAGACCCTGTGATGCACACTTTCAACCCTGATCTATGGAATGTGTTCGCCGAACAGCCCGTGGCGGGATCGCGCTCAGAGTTGATCAGGCTTCTCACGTTGATGCAGGCTGAAGTGGAGGCGAGAAGCGCTTTGTTCCGTGTTGCGGCGCGAGAAGGAATTCCACCTGAAGACGTGGACGCGTATAACGACCTCACCCCACTCTCTCCTACAGGAGAGGGAAGATTGAAACGTATTTATTTCATTGCGGACGAGATGAACACGCATTTGAGCGATCGCGGCGTGCAGGAACGTGTGGCAGACCTGGCTCGAGTGGGTCGAAAGTGGGGCGTGCATTTGATGATCGCGGCACACAACTGGAGGAGTGAGGATATCCCACGCGGACTTTCCGCGATGTTCCCAACCCGATTATGCCTGCGAGTTGCCGATGATACGAGTGGCAATGTGACATTGGGGTCGCCCAAATGGGGCAAGCAGGCGTTGAAGCTAAAGCACCCTGGTCGGGCGATCTTGCTGGCGAATGGGAAGTATCAAAAGGTGCAAACGTATTATGTTGCACCAGAACGGGAACGAGAGTGGATGTCTGTCAAAGAGTCTGCGATCACTTCGCCATTGCCTGAGGAAGAGAGAAGGATCGTGATAAATTCATTGCGCCAGGCTGATGGAAAGATGACCATGGATTTTCTGATGGAGCAGGGGTTGAGCGATACGGGCGCGCGTAAGATGGCAGAACGTTATGAGGCACGAGGCTGGTTGAAGAAGGATACCAGCCAGGGGAATGCGCGGGTAGTGACGGATGCTTTACGAGCACTTGTAGGACCCCCTTCGGCTTCGCCGCTTTCCCCCAAATATCCGCCTACAGCGGAGTATTTAGGGGAAGAAGCAACAAACCAACAAACCCCTCAAACCGCCCCAAGCCCGTATATGCGGGAACAAACGCCACCAAAGCTGAACCAAACCCCAGATATGGCTGGGGCGTAGTTCCCACCCCTGACCCCTCCCCAAATACCCTGGTCTCGATACGGGCAAAGAACAAGAGCGCCCTACTCGACCATCAACGGGATATTTTGGGAGGGGAGAAGAAAGTGTTTATGGCAAAAGTGAAAACAAAAAAACTGAGTTTTGTGCCCTGGGTGATCAGCCTGTTGGAAGGCGCGCTGAAGTTGAGCCATGCCTTTGAGCGGTTGCTGGTGGATGTGGTGGTGGGTTATGTGCCACTGTTTGCGCCGATCATCCCTGCGAGCCTGGCGTTTGATAACCTGCTGAATGTGTTGAATATGGGTTTCTGGGTGAGCCTGATCGGTGCGGCGGTGGTTGAGTTTCTTGGGCTTGGCACCGTGACGACCGTGACGCAGTTTGTGGATTACAACGCGTCGAGGGGCGAGGGTGACCCGCGAGCGCCGATCACCACCGCGGTATTGGTCACTGGCTTTTATTTGGTGGTGGTGCTGACGGTGAATGTGTTGCTGGATGATTCGGAATTCATCGAACGTTTCTCGAAGTTGCTTCTTTCGACGTTGAGCGTGGCTGGCGCATTGACGATCAGTTTGCGCAGTCAGCATAGCAGGCGTGTGGCGGAGAAGGTACTGCGTGATGAGAAGGCTGTACAGAAAGCCATTGATGACGCGAAGGAGGCTTTCAAACAACAACAGGCTGATGCACGCAGACAGGAAAGGCACGAATTGAAGAAGATGGCGCTGGAGTTGGGAGTTTCAGCAAATGGCAACGGCAAGGTGAAAGTTTCAGGGAAAGTTTCTGAAAGTAACAGTGAGACCCCTGCGACTTTCGGTAAATATCAAAGCTGGCGACAGTTGCCAACGAATGAGAGAAAGTTGATCGTGGAGGAGATGCGCAAAAACGGAGATGCAAAGATCATCACAATGAAGTGGATCTGTACGCGCTATGGAACGAGCGAGCGCGTGGCGTATGGATGGATTGATTATGCGGTGAGGGATTTTCCTGAGCTAATGAAGGAAGGTGCCAGATGAAATTGAATCAATTGCAGGTGCCACCAAGCATCGTCACGATGATACGAATAACCGATACTGAGAGAGCTACGATGCTTGCCAGGTATCAAAAATATTTGACGATGTCGGAGAAGAGTTTGAAGGCTCTGGCTGAAACTGAATTGGATTATGGCAAGTGGATGCTGGTTGCTCATCTTATGCAGAAGGACTTTGGTAAAGAAGCCTGTGACAGGTTTATCAACGCATTTGAATATTTCGGAGGTGCGTGATGTGGCAGAGACCGTATAAAAATGCGAAGGTCTATCATTATCTCTTGCGCGATGACTGGAGATTGGAAGATGACGCGATTGCCCAGGTTGCATGTGGAGTGGAAATATCGATCAGGCGCGCCATACAAGATGTGTACCCCATTCACCGGAGATGTGGAATCTGTAATGGTGTTTATCACTTGGTTTCAACATCAGTGGCTGAAGCAATGGGCTCATTGAAGAACCAAGAGAATGTTGATGTGCTACGAATAGCCGCTGAGGTTGTATGCCTGGCGACTTTGAAGAAGGCGATTGAAGCGAAGATCAAGAGATTGGATAAGGCGGAGGTGGGTGATGGGTAGGATTTCACCCTCACCCCAGCCCTCTCCCGCTGGGAGAGGGGGAAAGCAGGTGCGTGATGCCAGCGTATAACTTTCAGGGGCGGTTTTTGGCGGCGATTTGGGATGGGAGCAAGAGGCAGACGATCCGCAGGCGGAGGAAGCGGGCAACGCGTTCGGGGGATGTGTTGCAGTTGTATGCGGGGATGCGGACGAAGGAGTGCCGCCTGTTGAGGGTGGTGGATTGTACGTCGGTGGTGCCGATCAAGATTTCCATTCGGTATTGTGTGGTGAAGCTGGATGGCAGAGTTCTTAGTGCGGCGGAGGAGCACATGTTCGCACGGCGTGATGGGTTTTCTGGCATCAGTGAATTCTTGGAATTTTTTGAGCGGTATCCTGCGGATGTATTGGCGAACGATATGGAAGTGATTTATTGGAGGTGAGGGAGAACCCCTCACCCTGCCCTCTCGCTTCGACAGGCTCAGCGCGGCGCCCGAAGGGAGAGGGGAAGAGGCATTATGAAACATGACGTGGCGTTGAAGGTGGCGGAGGCGTTGGTGGAGCATTTGCGCCCCGTTTGTACGCGGATCGAGATCGCGGGTTCGATTCGGCGGTTGAAGCCCGAGGTGAAGGATATCGAGATCGTGTGCATTCCCGATTTGACAATTACGCCGAAGCGCGCTCCGCTGGAGTTTGGAAAGCCGATTCCCCCGTCGTATAAGACCGAGTTGGATCAGTTGATCGCGCAGATGGGTGATGACGTATCGCTGGATTTGAACGGCGACCGCATGAAGAAGTTGTTTCTGCGGTATGCGGGCATCAAGTGCGACTTGTTCATCAACCTGCCGCCTGCGGAGTGGGGAGTGCAGTTGGCGATCCGCACGGGTTCTGCGGATTTCAGTCATTGGCTGGTGACGAATCGGAAGTATGGCGGGGCATTGCCTGATGGGTATTTCGTGAAGCATCAGGTGGTGTGGGATGCGGGGAAGATTCGCAAGGCGGTTATGCCCGATGACCCGAATAAGGCATTGAAGCTGTTGACGGAGGAGAATCATTTGCCGATGGCGGAGGAGGCGGAGTTCCTGGGGTTTTGCGGATTGGGGTGGATCGAGCCTAGGGAACGCGAGGCGAAATGGCGGAAGTAATAGAGATTGAGAATTTCCTGGATGGGCAGTGCGTGCGGCACGTGCATCTGATGTCGAACGAGGAGATCGGGCGCAATATATTGCGCCCCTACGGGATTCCTGCTACTACTGCAATCATCATGAAGGGCGAAACGGCAGGCAGTTACTTCGTGAAAGCGGAATGGCTGTATCGCGGGGTGTGGGATGTGGATGCGGCGTGCAGGGTGGGGAAGTTTCGGAGGTTGGTGGTGTGGAATTTGGAAGGATATGAGCATGTGCGGGAGGCAGTAAATCATGCGGCGATTTATTTCCATGCCATGTTTGGGGGAGATGCACAGTTTGGATTTATGAGGAAGTTGCCGAAGGGGATAGAGCATGGCATGGAAATCTCCCTCACCCCCAGCCCCTCTCCCGAAGGGCGAGGGGAGTTGATGTTGTTGGAAGCGGAGTGGATGTTGGAGAGATGTGTGGCGGTTGGCGGACGGAGATAATGTGGATACACTGGACGGGAAGAAATTGCACGATTTGAAGCAGTGGCGGGATACGGAAGGGCACGTATTGGGTGTGATCGAGCATGTGCGTGTGACCGTCCATGTAGATGGGGTGAGGGTTCGGTACCATTCGCCGCGGCTGATGTTGTTCCGTGAGGCTGTTGATACCCAGGCGGAGATGCCTGCAGAGATCGATGTGGCGGGGACGGTGGAGGGGCGAACCTTGTTCAGCCTGGTGTGGAAGTGTTCCGTGCCAGGATGCGGGCGTATCAAGGAGTGGTTTCCTGAGAAGGGGATCATGGAGCATTTTGTGAAGACGTATCTGGCGGAGTGACTTGACAAATTAGAACGAGCGTTCGATTGATTTGTGAATGGTTCGGGTGTAGAATAGCGCCATTGCACCCATCAAGGCAATCTGTGAAGGCGGCGTTTGTTATTTAAGTAACAGCGTCTCTCTCCGACAAAATCATATATTCACAGGCAGAATGCTGCCACAGATGTAAGACGTATCGCCGCCGCCTTGATGGGTGCCCGACGATGTCGGTTTCTGTGGCAGCACTTTGCGTTAAGAAAGGCACCCATCAAATGAACACGAAAGGTAATACCCATGAGGAATTACGGATCAAGCACAGGGAGGAAGTGAGTACTTTGTTGGAACCGCTCTATGAGCCGAGGTTCGATGATGAGTTTCTCACGATGCTGGCATTGATGTTGCAGGGGAAGTTGCGGCAAGAGCATTTGAAGGATGATGCAACGGGACAATACCTGTTAGAGAGTGTTTTGAAATTCTGTTCAGGCGTGATTGGTTTGCCTTTTGAACAAAATTTAGCCGCGAATTTCGCGAATTTTCACGAATTTTTTCCTTCACGGGTCAAACCTTTGTGTCCTGCGTGTCACTTCGACAGGCTCAGTACAAGCCTTTGTGGTGAATTATTAAACACTCTCTTAGAAGTGCTGATCATGATTTTGTCGAACCAGATCAGGATGCGGGGGGAAAGCGACAAGGTCTCTTGGTGGTTGAACGAGGAGCTGACGGAACTTGTGGGGGAGGCTTCGCGCGAATTGGATTGGGGAAAGTTTACGACGCTGGCGGCGGAGGCGTTATAAGATAAAGATGAAAACGATCAAGCTGCCACAAGAACAATTTGCGATTGTAGACGACGAAGCCCCCAACGCTGTGGATGTGAATGCAGAACTGCGTGCGCTTGCGGATGAGGCTTATGAGTTATTGTGGTTGAAGCTGGAAGAGAGGGCTGCCAGGGATGAGATGGAACTGTTGGATGAATTGGTCTTACTACAAAGTATGCAGACGCGCCTGGCAAAAGGCAAACCGCTGGACGCATGGCGAGAGAGTCTGATGGGGTGGATTGAGCGCAGTATGAAACGCAGACAACGGCTTTACAACCGCATCTGAATCAGAATCCATGTTTTGAGGGTTGACAAGCGCGGTGAGTGGATTTAAAATGATGGCACAATTCAATATTTCCGCAGACCCATGTTGTTGATGGGTCGAGATTTCCAGACCTGAGCGCCCTGGCACTGAAAAGTGTCGGGGTGTTTTCGTTTAATTTTTTCCCGAGCGGAGTGGGAAAATGATTCACAAAGGAGATTCCCCATGAAGAAGTTGATTTTGTTCGCGTTGGTTTCGATGACATTGGTCGCGTGCGCGCCTGTGGCGCAGTCTATGGCGGTGCAGCTGCCCGATGAATTGATCGTGTTGATCGAGTTCGCGGCGATGGTGTTGGTGACCGCGGCCTTCAAGTGGCTGAGCGCCAAACTGGGAGGCGTAGACCTTTCGGGTCAGGCAGCCGTGATCGCTTCGGCGGTGGCGTCGCTGATCGTGCTGGCGATCAATTACGGTTTGCAGTTGATCCCTGCGGCTTACGATAACTGGCTCTCGGCGATCTTGTCGTTCCTGATCGTGTTGCTGGGCGGCGCAGGTTTTTACAGTTTGTTCCTGCGGAAGAAGAAACCCGAAGTCAAGGCGAAGAAGTAATTCAGATTCAAAGTAATGGAGTGACGCGAATCAGATCGCGCCACTCCATGTTGCTTGTGATTTATGACCAGCAATCAGCATAAGTCTACAACAGATCGAATCATCGAGCAGATGGATGATTTGATCGAAGTCGGAGACCTTTCGACGAAGAACGGTCTACGTTTTGCGTTTACGGTGTTGCGCGAGGCAATGACCGTTGTGGCTGAGGTTGAGAAGAAAGTGATTCTCTCGGAGGGCGCCTATATCGGAGTAATAAAAACGACCAGCGATATTGCCACACGATTTGATGAAGTTACAAAGAAGGTCAACGTGATGTGGTTTGGGTATCAAATCCTTACATGGGTAGCCACGATCTTTGGCATTTCATTGATAGGGTTGATCTGGTCGTTGATCACTGGCGTTGCCAATATCACGTTTACACGGTGAATGAATGTCTGTACCGCGATTGAAAGAGAAGTATGCAATGCTACTGTATTTTTTGATTGACTTCCAAAAAACCAACCCTTACCCGCCGCGCGTCAGCGAGATCGCCGCGCATTTTGGCGTTGCGAACGGCACGGCAATGGGCAGGTTGTTGACGCTCGAAAAAAAAATTACATCGAAATATTGCGGGATGCGCGCGGGCGCATCCGCGGGTTCGGTGTGATGTGGAAGCCGTGAGGAATTGAATGCCAATCCCGAAACCCGTCTTTGAGTTACCCGACGAGTATCGTCAGTTAGCGCTCGACATTGAATTTGAACATGCCGAGCCTGTTGGCGTTTCTGCGGAGGAAGTTCGAAGACGAAGCGAATCAGGATTAAAGGCGTTGAAAGAACGCCGAGTTGAAGATGTTGCCTGGTTGAATACTTTTTTTGAATTGCTGGATGGCGGCTGGCCGTGGAGACAGGCGGCTTACATTGCCTGGGCATCCACGCCAAAAGACGGCAGGGCGCCCCTCACACAGGACGCACTCGCCCGCGAGTATCTCGGATTGACAAGCGACCGCCCGATCGCTACGTGGCGTAAACGCAACCCAGCCATCCTTGAAACGATTGCCATTTTGCAGTCAGCGCCTTTATGGGAACAACGCGGCGATCATTTTAGAGCCTTGAATGTAGGCGCGAATAAAGCTGGTGAGGATTACAAGTTTTTCAATCACCTAAAACTGGCGATGGAAATGCGCAGAGATTACATCCCTGCATCACAGATCAGCGCAGAGTTGCGGAGGAAGTTGACGGGCGATCTCACTGATTTGAGTGACGATGAACTAGAGCTCATCGAGCGCGCACTCAAAGAACGCGATGTATTACACAGGTCCGAAGAGAGCGGTGATCAGTAATGTACCCGATGCCTTTAGCGCCGAACAAGACGCACATTTCACCCAGCGCGGCAAAACAGGAGCATGACCGCAGGAAATTAGCGCGTCAACGCTTCATGTATTTTTGCCAATATGTGGACCCTAAATTCGAGGATGCCCAGCACATGCGCTTGATCTCCGAAAGGCTGGAGAAGGTTGCGAAGTTCATCCAGACCAAGGGGCAAGAAGGGATCGGGCGTTTAATCATCCTGTTGCCGCCACGCCATGGAAAGAGCGAACTGGCGAGCCGAAAGTTTCCTGGATGGATTCTGGGACGCTTGCCAGATACGCGTATCATCATGAGCTCGTATGGGGCGGATCTGGCAAGCAAGAACAGCCGCGCAGTGCGCGACTTGATCGAGAGCAAACAATACCAGGCAATCTTTGGAGGACTATCGAGCCGCGATCAGCCTGTTGAATTATCGAGCGATTCGAGATCCGTCTCCGCCTGGGATCTGGCACAGCCTCATCGAGGCGGTGTGGTTGCCGCTGGTGTGGGCGGCGGTATCACAGGTTTGGGCGCAGACCTATTTGTTGGGGATGATCTATTCAAGAACCGAGAAGAGGCGGAAAGCGAACCGCGTAGAGAGCTGGTAGATGACTGGTGGAGGTCATCGGTGCTGACCCGTCTTGAACGTGAATTTGCGGCAATCATTTTATTTTTTACACACTGGCACCCTGATGATCAGGTAGGACGCCTGGTGCGGCGTATGGCTGAAGACCCAAATGCCGATCAGTGGGATGTGGTTATGTTACCCGCGCTGGCGCTCGATAGTTATGCAATTGACGCCGATGACCAGCGCAGGAAAATGCTGGAGGGGGTTTATCTGCCGCTTGAAGATCCTTTGGGGAGAAAGCCAGGCGAGGCATTGTGGGCAAGCCGCTTTGGGCGTGAGTGGTTATTGAGTAGACGCGCCAATATGGGCGACTATGACTTCGAAGCGTTGTATCAGCAGTTACCGTACCCCAAGAGCGGGCAGAAATATAAACGGGATTGGTTCAAGGTACTTACGAAAATCCCTGAAGGCGTGACGATCAAGTTTATCGTGCGGCTGTGGGACAAGGCGAATTCGACGAAGGGTGATTTCACAGCTGGCGTTTTGATGGCTTATTGCAGTGACGGTTTCTTTTACATCATAGACATTGTGCGCGGGCAATGGACTTCGTATGAGCGCGACGAGAAGATGAAGAAGACTGCGATGAGCGACAAAGAGATGTATGGCAAGGTGAATATCTGGCACCAGCAGGACCCAGGTTCAGCAGGAAAGGATTCGGCGGAGGCTACCAACCGTTTGTTGATGGGATTCTCTGTGAAGTTCGAAACGGTGACAGGCGATAAAGAGTCACGCTCAGAACCGTTTGAATCAGCGATGCAAGGCGGCATGGTTTTTTTGTTGAAAGGCGCATGGAACGAAGCATTTATTGATGAGTGCGCGGCATTCAACCGCGGCAAGTATGACGACCAGGTGGATGCGGGGAGCGGCGCGTATAACAAACTTTTGCGATTGATGAAGAGAGCACAGAAGGAAGTCGGAAGTTATCAAGGTTGACCACCCTGCCGCTGAAGCGGCATCCCCCCAAATTGCTAACGCAATTTAGGGGGAGAGGATTACGAGGATTATGTCAATACAAGATTTGCAATTGGCGTTCAAAACATTGAGAGCAAAGCAGGAGCCTTATAACGCATTGTTCAATTATTACGACGGCGAGCAACCGCTGGTGTATACGGCTAAACGTTTGCAGGAGATCTTCAAGGACCTGGACGCCTATTTTGCAGAGAATTGGTGCTCTGTAGTAGTTGATTCAGCGCGAGACCGCATCAACCTACGCGAGATCCAAGTAAGCACGAACGTAGATAGTCAATGGCGGGAGATCTGGGAGGCTTCGGAGATCTCACTTGAAAGCGATGATGTGCATGAAGCAACCCTGGTCGCGGGTGAAGGTTATTTCATTGCCTGGAAAGATACAGATGGCGTGATGCAGGGGTATCACAACGACCCGCGGCTGGTGCATTTGTTTTACGAGAAGAGCGAGCCGCGCAAGAAGAAGTTCGGGGCGAAGTGGTGGGTGGATGACGGTGAACGGCTTTCGATGACGCTGTATTACGCGGACCACCTTGAATATTATCGGAGCCGTAACAAGGCAAAAAATGTGCAGGAGTTCACGTCACTCGAAGCGCCTGGGAAGAACCCGACTGCAGAGAATCCGTTTGGTGAGATCCCTGTGTTTCATTATCGGATGGGTCAACGAAAAGTGAAGAGTGACCTGAAGAATGTGGTGCCCATCCAAAATGGAATCAACAAGTTGTTGACCGACATGATGGTGACCGCAGAGTTCGGCGCGTTCCCGCAGAGATATGTGATCAGCAATGCAGAAGTGAACGGCAAATTAAAGAACTCACCCAATGAAGTGTGGGACCTGCCTGCAGGCGATGGAGTTGGTCAACAGACCATGGCGGGGCAGTTCGCGGCTTCTGACCTGGATAATTACTTGAAGGGCATTGACAACATGGCAACGGCGATCAGCTCGATCACACGGACGCCGAAGCATTATTTCTTTTCGGTGGGAAGCAATCTTTCGGGCGAGGCGTTGATCGCCATGGAAGCGCCGTTGAATAAAAAAGCACAGGACCGCATAGATCGCTTTGTTCCCGTATGGAAGCAGGTGACTTTATTCATGTTGAGGGCTTCAGGTGTGGAGGTGAAGCCCGAAGATGTGACGCCAGTCTTCGATAAGCCCGAAACGGTGCAGCCGTTCACGCAGTCGCAGACGAGGATGACCAATGTCAATGCGGGGATGCCACTTATAACCATCTTACGCGAGGAAGGCAAGAGCCAAGCCTTTATCGACCAGATGTTGAAGGATAAAGAGGAAGAGGACACGCTTAAACAGGCATCTTTTGCCAAATCCATGTTGGAAGCTGAGAGGCGATTCAATGCGGGGAACGGCGCTTCGAATAATGGCGCTTCTCCCTCACCCCAGCCCTCTCCCACAGGGAGAGGGAGCAAGGTGACGAATGCCTGATCCTGGCGTTGTGGTCTTTTTGCGAAAGAGAAAAGAAGCACTGCTTATGAAGGAGCAGGGCTTGATGCGTTCGCTTGCGCGAGACTGGTTGAAAGTGGAGCAGGCGTTGAAGTCCGAGATGGAGGCGTTGGCGAGTGAGCTGGCGCGAGCGAACATCGTGACCGAGGCGATGATCCAGAAGCATGATCGTTTCGTGAAATTGCTATACCAGGCACGTGCTGAGGCAGGCAGATTCAATGAATATGCCGATGAAGCGATCACGAACATGCAGGCACAAATGTCGAAGACAGGCATCGAGGATGCGTTGAAGGCTTTGAAGATCAGCTACAAAGACGCAGGGATGGTCGCGCCCCGTTTCAACACATTGCCCGTGCGATCGCTGGAGATGATGTTCGGATATGCCAGTGATGGAAGTTCCCTGCGAGCCCTGCTTTCGAGAGCCTACCCTGAAGCAGTGAATGGAATGATGGATGCGCTGATAAAAGGTCTGGCATTTGGGAATCATCCCACCGATGTTGGCAAAGCAATGGCTAATGCATTTGGGATTGGGTTGAACAGTTCGTTGACCATTGCCCGCACCGAAACATTACGAGCCTATCGAATGGGGAGTTTTGAGCAATATCGCGACAGCGGTGTGGTGAGTGGTTACAAACGATTAGCATCACACGATTCAAGAACGTGCATCGGTTGTTTGATGGCTGATGGAATGATGATCGAGAGCCTGGATGGTGAGTTCGATGAGCACCCGAATGGACGATGCACCGCAGTGCCAGTAGTGATCGGTGTGCCAGAGTCGAATTGGAAAAGTGGCGCTCAGTGGTTTGCGGAGCAATCGGATGAAACCCAACGCGGGATGCTTGGACCTGCACGATACGATGCGTGGAAGAGCGGAGTTGACCTGCGCGACATGAGTACGTTTGTAAATGACCCAACGTGGGGAGGAAGTTATATGCCTACACCCGTTGGTGAATTAGTTCAGTGACAAGCGGTCACTGAATAGCAATTGGCGAGATGCCACCCTCACCCACCTCACCCCCGACCCCTCTCCTAGAAGGAGAGGGGAGCAAGAGGGCGAGGGGAGAAACAAAGGAGAACGAGATGTTCGAACATGTTTGGAAAGTGTTTTACCAAGCCGATCCCAATGGAGGCGGCGGCGAAGGACAAGACAATGGTAAAGGCGAAACCCTGACCTATGAAGCCTGGTTTGAGAAGCAGGATGAAACAGTAAAGGGTTTTCTGGATGGGCATACCAAAGGTTTGAAGAGCGCATTGGATTCCGAGCGGGAGACCCGCAAAGGACTCGAGAAACAGATGCGCGAGCTTGCCACTAAAGCCGAAAAGGGAAGCGACGCAGAGAAGCAGTTGACGGCGTTCGCCGACAAGCTGGCTGAATCAGATCGAAGAGCAGACTTCTTCGATGCGGCACACAAAGCCAAGGTGACGAATTTGAAACTGGCTTATATCACTGCCGTGACTGATGAGTTGTTCGATAAGAAAGGGAACGTAAGCTTCGATACGATGAAGAAGTCGTACCCTGAATTGTTTGCATCTACAAAAACTCCCGCTGGCAATGCAGGCGATGGGACGGAGGGCACTACGAATGTTGCCGCCGATATGAATTCCCGAATCCGCAGGCAGGCTGGGAGAACGCAGTAAAGACCCTCACCCCCGACCCCTCTCCCTGAGGGCGAGGGGAGATAGATGAATAAGGAGAAAATATCATGCCATACGGAAATATCATTGATCGTTCGGATGCGAGCGCGCTTATCCCGCAGGAAGTATCGAACGAAATCCTGAAGAATGTGGCGGAGCGCAGTCCATTATTGCGCCTGGCGCGCCGCCTGCCGAATATGAGTCGGGCGCAACGTCGTTTACCCGTGATGTCTGCGCTGGCGACCGCCTACTTTGTGAGCGGCGATAACAGCAAAAAGCAGACTAGTGAAGTGAACTGGTCGAACAAGCACATTGACGCCGAGGAGCTGGCGGTGATCGTGCCGATCCCCGAAGCGGTGCTCGACGATGCTGAGTTCGATATTTGGGGCGAGGTGCGCCCCGAACTCGAGAACGCCTTCGATGTAGCCATCGCCCAGGCTGTTTTATACGGGACGAATATCCCAGCCTCGTGGACGACCAATCTGGGTGCGGCTGGCTTGAAGGCTGGCGCAGTGGCGGCGAGCCATTCCATTTCTGCCGCGGCTTACACAGACTTATATGAAGCCATTCTCGGCGAGACAGGCGCGGGCGCGGACGGTCTGTTCATGTTGACCGAAGCGGATGGATTCATGGTGACGGGTGTGCTGGCACACATGAGCATGAAGGGCAAACTGCGCAATGTGCGCTCGGCGGTCGAGAAACTGCCGATCTTCAAGCCTTCGATGCAGGGTCCCAGCGCGTACGAGTTGGATGGCACACCGTTGGAATTCCCGATGGACGGTTCCATTGACGCGGCGCAAAGTTTGTTGATCGCAGGTCAGTGGAATCAACTGGTGTATTCGATGCGCCAGGACATCACGTGGAAGATCCTTGACCAGGCTGTGATCCAGGACGGCGCGGGAAACATCGTGTACAACCTGGCACAACAGGATATGGTGGCGTTGCGCGCTGTGATGCGCCTGGGCTTTGCCCTGCCGAATCCGATCAATCGGATGAACCAGACTGCGGCAACGCGGTTCCCGTTCTCGGTGTTGACGGCTTAATTAATACTCCTGCGACTTGTGTCGCAGGAGTGGATGAATGGCGGCTTGATGCCGCCTTATCCGAGGAGAAAATATCATGCCCGAACAAAATGGAGCTTTGAAAGTTGCGCTGGCGGCATTAGATGCCGGAGGCGGTGTGCTTTCCTTAGCAAACCCTGAAGGCGCAGATCTGATCGTCAAGCGTTTGATCGTTGACGTGACAACCAAATCCACTGCGGCTTGTACCGTGGATGCTGGAATTGCGGCGAATGGAACAACACTGAACGATACCCTGATTGATGGTTTGGATGTTGGAACAGCGGTGATCTTAGCTGACAACATCGAGAACCAGGGTACGAATGGTGTTGCCGCAAAGAAGTGGACTGCTTCGCAATACCTGACGATCAGTAAAGCCACGGGCGCGGCGGCTGGCTTGGCTGGGTCCGCGTATATCGAATATGTGAGGGCGTAGTTTGCCCTCACACCTGACCCCTCTCCCTCATCCCCTAACGGGACCTGCGGGAGAGGGGAGTTGAGGAAATAAGGAGAAAAGACTATGAGTATGCATTCTGTAACGCGGAGCAACGTGGCTCTCAACACGGCGAACGATCTGCTGACCATTATTGTCGCGGCAAGCCGGAAGATCAAGATCCATGAGATTTCGGTGGGCGGCATGGGCACTGCCAGCGCGGCGAATGAACTTGCCGTGCAACGTTCCACGGGCGGCACGACTGGCGGCGGCGCAATCACGCCTGAGTCGGTGGACCCTGATTCCCTGGCGGATAGCGTGACGGTGGTTAACACGACCTGGAGCGCTCAACCTACGTTGAGCGGCACCCCGCTGTTGCGATTGCCAGTGAATGCCAACGGCGGTGTATATCGCTGGTTGGCAAAGCCTGGGCAGGAACTTGTCGTGCGCAACTCAGGGCAATTGTCTGTGCGCCCTGCCGTGGGGAGCAGTACCGTCACGATCCATGTGGTCTACGAACTTTGTTAAATCCTTGTGGATGTGGAATAACCAAGTTTGTGATTTGATCGAAAATCTCTCACGCCCATCCACATGGGTGGGCGTGAGACTGCACCTTAACAATTCAACCAGGTGATGAGATGACCATTCCGAGCATCACCGGTTCCATCATTCAAATCCAAAACAGCGGCACATCGCCGAGCCAATCCGTCTCAATTCCAGCTGACGCGGAATTATGTTTGTTTACGTCTGCGTACTGGATTGCAGGGGGAGGCGTGTTATCCAGTGCGTCGCTGGACGGGAACGCATTTACATCTGTTGTTGCGGCGGCTTCGGATAGTGCAGAGAATGCCACGATCTGGCGATATATCGTCCCTGCTGGATTAAGAGGAACAAGCAAAACACTAGCCTGGACATGGGCGAGTGTGCTTAATGAAGGCGCGAACATCTTTATTGTGTTCTTAAAAGATGTTGATACATCGGGTGACCCCATACGAGACAGCGATCAGGCAAGCGCCGCTGGAAGCGGAACAAGCACTACCCCTGCCATCAACACAGACCTCAATGACCTGATGATTTGTGTGGTGGCATCGTATAGCACCACTGACGCCAACGCTGGATTAAGCGGGCAAACCGAGGTAGCAGACAGCACAGAGTTCAATTCAGACCAGGGTGCAGTGGGGACAAAAAATGGCGTGAGCGGCACAACAACCATGTCGGGAAGCGGATTGGATCGAGCCATTTGCGCGGCATCCGTGAAAGGTTCAATCACAGTTGATCAGCCATTTGTTGAAACGCCAGAGATTGATGAGACTTATGACGCTACCTTTGCCAACCTGATAGAAGGCTGGGTAATGTGGCTGATGCCAGATGATGTGTTCCTTGTGGAGCAGTTCTGGTCGGAGATGCCTGACATTGACGAGACTTATCTCGAAGAGCATTTCTATGACGGATTGCAGAGCGCCCCGCTTTCGGACGAAGAACCTGCCATTGCCGAAGGTGAGTTCCCGTTCATTGACGAGCACTACAGCGAGGAACAAGATTACGCTGGCATTGCGGTCTGGCAGACGCCTGAAGACATCGTTGATTTCCAAGCCCTGGCGGAGATGCCGCAGGTTGATGAGCAGTATGACGAGGCGTTCGCCCATGATTTCAGCGGCTTTGCCGTCTGGATTGCTCCAGACGATGTGCAGGATGCACTGTTGGGAGTTGTCGAACTCCCAGAGGTGGACGAACGTTACAGCCTGGTTGAAGAGTTCTTCGGATGGCAGACGGTCGTCATCGAAGAGACAATTGTAGAAGAGCCGCTTGCGTTCACCGAATTTCCGCAGATGGATGAACGCTATGAATATTATTATGAGTATTTTGGATGGCAACACCCGAGCATGATTGACTCAATCGCGCTACACCCTGGAGCCAGGATTTTCGGAAAGAAACAAGATCAATTGGACGGCGTGAAAACAAGGCAGTTGACAGGCAAGAAGACAAGGAACTTATGACTACTGAATTAGATCCTATTGTCATCAGTAATTCACAGTTGTTCCATACCGATGTTTTTGACATGGACGGTGTGACGCGTTTAACGCCATCATCGTGCGTGTGCGATGTTTGGAATAAAGATACAGGCGCGCAGATCATCACGGGTCAAGCTGGGACCGTTGGGAGTGGATACGCCCAATATAACTGGGCTGGGAACGCAACGGCTGGACGTTATGAAGCCTTGTTGACGGTGACGATCAGCGCGGGCGTGGTGAAGAGCGAGCATTACCTGATCGAAGTGCTGGCAAAACCCCCCACTCTCACGCTGAAGCCAAACCTGAACATTGGAAAACTGAGACGAATGACTGCTGAGACCGTCAACTCGGTTTATAGCGATGCAGACATGACCGCTTATATCGAAGCGTGCCCTGTAGTGGATGAGAACGGCGAACCACCGAGAATACCATCCACTACCACGCCAGGGGAGATGATGGTTAACCCAGATTGGACCGCTACGTACGATCTGCACGCGGCGGCGGCGATGATCTGGCAGGAGAAAGCGGCTGGCAATGCACATCACGCGGACTTTGAAGCAGATGGCGGAAGATTTAGCGATTCGCAAACGTTTGAGCAAGCCATGAAGATGATCCGTTTTCATCTGGCGCGGCGAAACCCGAAGACCATCACGCTGGTGCCTGACCTGGCACGCGAACGAACCACGGAGACGAATTGAGATCACAATTTTTTCAGGCAAAACGATTAGAGCGGTTTCGCGAAGTACAAGAAGCTTACATGATGGATGAGGTAATTCGCCTGGTGTGGTCGTCTGCAAAGGATTCGTTAAATGCCGATGTGCCCACGTGGACGGATGAGGTCATGTTGATCTGCGGTGTGGATATGACTGGCGGATCAGAGCAGAGAGACGGAGGCAGGATCGTTGAGCGGTGGGATGCGCAATTCCGGCTGCCATTGGGTACGACGCTCGACCTGAGGGATCGTTTCCGCATCAAGAGCCGCTTTGGTCAGAACATTTTGAATGGAACTGTTTACGAAATCATCTCACCGCCTGAAGAGGGTCCGAGTGGGATCGTGTTGAACTTACGAAAGGTAGACCCGAGTGTGTGACCCCACCTCACCCCCGACCCCTCTCCTTCATCCCCTAACGGGGACCTGCGGGGAGAGGGGAGTATGAGGAGTGTTTATGGCAGATAACGTAACTGGCGAAGAGGATCTGATCAGAAAACTGCGAAACCTAAAGAGCGGGGTGGGCTCAGGCATGAGCCAGGTTGTCTTGGCTGGCGCATTCGTGCTGGAAGGCTTTATCAAGCAATCCATGCAGGAAGGTCACCATGGGCGGATCTACACTCGAGGCGGAAACAGGAATAGGCATGGAGGAGGAGGTCGTCCGCACCAAGCCTCTGCACCTGGCGAAACACCAGCAGTGGATTACGGCGCCCTGTTGAACAGCATTCAATCATCCCTGTTGAATGGAGAGTCTGCGCAAGTAGGCACAAACGCAGAAGCCGCTCCATCGTTGGAGCTTGGCACCGCCTTTATGGAAGCGAGACCGTTCATGCGACCCGTGGTGGACGAGCATACGAATGAGGTTTCGAATGCGATGGGCTTGACGGCTGTGAGATTGATCGAAGAGGCTTTGCGATGATTGAGCAGGGATTGGTTACATTCCTATTGGCTGACGCAGGATTAGCGGCGTTGATCGCGGACCGCCTGCACGATGATGTATTACCGCAGAAGCCCACGGTCCCTGCGCTGGTGTGGCAGAGAATCAGCACGCCGCGCGAGCATTCGCATTCTGGTTCATCGCATTACGCGACCCCGCGCTTTCAGTTTTCATGCTGGGCAAAGACGCGGTTAGGAGCCATCCAGCTTGCAAACACATTGAGAAGTGCGCTGGATGCCTATCAAGGCACGATGGGCAGTGAACTTGTTTATGGGTCTTTCAGTGAAAACGAACTATCGGGCTTTGACGCAGAGACAGGTTTACGAAGACAGATCATTGATTTTCGAATTGACCATAAGGAGGCATGATGCCAAAGAAGAGATTTGAGGAAGAGTTGGAAGAGGAATTTGAAGACCTCACCCCCAGCCCCTCTCCTTTAGGAGAGGGGAGTGAGCAACCGCCACCCGATCTCACCTCCGACCCCTCACCTGTAGGCGATAGGAGTGAAGAGGAATATGAAGTGAGGGATTGGATGGGGAAGACGTTGTATGTGTGCAAAACGTGTGCGACCGACGTGTTCGATTTCGATGAAATGATCAATCATTTGATCGAGAAACACAATTCGGAGAGCGCGTTACAAAAACTTTATGAAGGCAAAAAGGAGTAGATCATGGCTAGAAACACTTTGACAAAAATAACACCGGCGGGACCCTACCCAACCCTGCCGGTCGCCGCGAATGCACTGGACTTAACGTTCACCGCGGCGGATGTGAGTGGAGACCCAATCAAGGAGCAGTTCGTTCCGAGCGGAAAGGATCTGTTATTGGTGTGGAATAAACATGCGACACTCGCCAGGACTTTCGCGATCACATCGAAGGTTGATGACAGGAACCGCACCGGCGACATCTCAGCGTATTCTCTGGGACCCGGTGAGATCGCTGGATTCTTTTTCAAGGATCAGGTGGGCTGGAGACAGACCGATGGGTATGTGTACATCGAAGGCGAGACCGCAGATATATTTTTCTGCGTGTTGCAAGTTGGATAAAGTACGCTAACCCCCCGACCCCCTTCGGCTACGCCGCTTTCCCCCAAATAGGAAAGAGCACCGATTTGGGGGAAAGCGGAATTTGAACAGGAGATAAACAATGACCGATGCAATTTCGTCCTTCGGGACATTCTTGAAGAAAGGGGATGGAGCAACGCCTACTGAGACGTTTGCGACCATCGCCGAAGTAGGCGATATCGAAGGTCCGGATATGAGCCTGGCTACAGAAGAAGTGACTCATCACGGCAGTACGGGCGGTTGGGACGAGTTTGTGGGCACGCTCTTGAGCGGCGGCGAGGTTACTTTCCCGCTTAACTTCCTTCCGAGCAATGCCACCCAGGATGGCGTCACAGGTTTGCAGGCAGATATGAAGAACCGGACGAGACGCAACTTTCAAATCGTATACCCAGACGCGGGCTCCAATGGCTTCGCATTTGCCGCGCTGGTGACAGGCGTGAAACCAAAGGCTCCGGTGAAAGGCAAACTGGCGGCGGATGTGAAGTTGAAAATCTCAGGACCGGTGACGGAGATCTAAATTTCAGGTTTCAGGTGGGGAAACCTGGAGTCTGGAGAATTTAGATTGGTCTCGATATGAGCGGACGAACACCGCTCTACTCGACCATCAGGAGAATTGTATGACGAAGTATTTGACGCGTGAGGCAATCTTTGCGGTGAATGATATCCAACGCGAGGAAGTGTCTGTGCCCGAATGGAAAACGAACGGTGTTGAGATGATGCTGGTGCAGGGGATGAGCGGCAAAGAACGAGATGAGCTCGAAGCCAGCATGATCAAGGGCAAAGGCAAGAACGCCCAAGTCAACCTTGAAAACCTGAGAGCAAAAGTTGTGGCGCGCAGCGCCGTTGACGAAGAGGGGAACAAGATCTTCACGGACGCCGATATTCCTGCACTGGCTATGAAGAGCGCGGCGGCTTTGAACCGTGTGTATGAAGTGGCGCAACGGTTGAGTGGGATCACGCAGGAAGATGTGAATGAACTCACAAAAAACTCCGAGACCGCCCAGAGCGAAGACAGTGGTTTGAGTTAGCACTGGCTTTGGGCGGTCGAACGGTTGCCGAGTGGCAGGCTGTGATGAGCAGTCACGAGTTTTCGGAATGGATGGCATTCTTCCGATTGCAACCGTATGGTGAGTGGCGTGAAGATTATCGTACCGCGAGCCTGATGGCTCTGATCGCCAATGCGATGACGAGGTCGAAGGATAGTGACCCTGTGAAAACTGCAGGTGACTACCTGGAGATGTTCGACTTCGAGAAAGCATGGGATCAACACGAAGAGCAGGAGACCGTGCCTGAACACGTGAGACTTTGGAATAAGGTGAGGACCGCTTTTGGTGGATTGGTGAGCCCCCCTGCGACCCCCCTGTCTGCGAGTACGCAGACATCCCCCCAAATACCCGCTGAAGAGCAGCGGGATATTTAGGGGGAGAGAAATACCCTCACCTTAGCCCTCTCCCAATGGGAGAGGGGAGAAGGTAGTTGAATGACAACGATTGCGACGCTGGCTGTAAAACTGATCGCGGATAAGAATGGATTTATCAGCGCGATGGATGAGGCTGAGAGGAAATCTCAGACCTGGTCTCAAAACGTCTCCAAGAATATGAAGGATGTTGGGGCGAATTTGACCAATCTTGGAAGGACAGCCACGTTGGGATTGACATTGCCGATCCTTGGGGCAGGCATCGCGGCGGTGAACATGGCAAGCGATATGGAGGAAACGAAGAGCAAGGTCAATGTGGTGTT